TCACTAAGGGTCAGGCTCTGGTCAGTGCGCTCACCGTTGGTTCTGCCAACACGGTGTACAAGATTGACTTTGGCACGACCTCACTGAATCCTGCGTCAATCGCCGCGACCACACGCGGTTCTGTGACCTTTACGCTAACTGGAGCGGCCACTACCGACATCATCGTAATGAATCCGCCAAGCGGCCTGAACGACGACCTTCTCTTCGTGGGTGCGGCAGTGACTGCCGCCAACACGGTGACGGTCTATCTCTACAATCCTACCGCTGGTGCGATTGACGATGGTGCGAATACTTGGTCGTATCTCTGGATTGACACAACCGCCTAATACAACTTCTGAAAGAGAGTGACCCAGTGTCCGCCAAAGACCCTCTCATTGAAGCGGTGACACCCAAGACCAACTGGTTCGTGGTGCTCCGCCCGTTTGACGGCAACAGCGTCAAGTTCGTGCGCGGAGAAGTGGTAGACACGACTGGCTGGAGACACACTGGTATGCTGGAATCGCGTCGGTACATCGCACCGTTGCCGTACGGGGCAACGCTTCCCGATGAACTAGAGCAGGCGGACGGCACCATGCGTCGTATCTTCAGTCCACAAACTGACAAGAAGAAGCCCGCTCGTAGATAGGGCTTCCATTTCTGCGTGATGCTGGCGTATGATGCGAGAGGGGTCGTTTCGTGACTTGGACATACTCTGGAGACCCAGCGGACAGTAGCCTTGATGCGGTTCGCTTCACCATCGGTGACACGGACACCACCGACCAACTCATCAGTGATGAAGAAATCGCGTACATGGTCGCTCTTCACGGCAACATCAAGCGTGCCGCATCAGAATCGGCGCGCGCCATTGCCGCCAAGTTCGCCCGATTGATGAGCCGTTCCATTGGCGGCTTGCAGGCAGACTTTTCCGCTAAGTACCGCCAGTATCTAGAGTTGGCGGACAACCTGCTCACCAAGGATGAACTCCAGCCAGTCAGCCCGTACATTTCGGGATACACCCGCTCTGCTAAGGAAGCCGTGGAACTGGATACCGACCGCGAACCGACCTTCTCGCGGAAGGGCATCATGGACAATCCCCGTTTCCAGCCAGCGGACGAGGCGCCATACGACTACCGAAGGGTGTCATAAGGTGCCATGGCGCTGGACAAACAACTCTCGTCCTTCATGCCGCACACTGTCACCATTGCGCCTTACTCCGCAAAAAACAACTACGGCGAAGAAACCTACGGGGCTACTCGTACCGCTTCGGCGTATGTTGAACCCGACACGCAAGTCGTAAGTTCGTCCACGATTGACGAAGAAACAAGGAGTAAGACGGCGTACATCGCGGACACCAGTATCACGCTGAGAGACCGCATCACGCTTCCAGACGGGTCTACTCCCGAAATCGCGTCGGTGGCTACCCACACCTATGTCGTCGGGCTTGAGCACACCATGGTCGTGTTCAAGTGATTATCGTCAAGAAAGTCAAGAACGAGTTCGCCAAGGTTCAGCGGGCCACCCAGCAGGATGTGGCCGACCTGCTCTATCAGGAGGCGGAAGTCATTATGACAGCCTCCAAGCGGTATTATGTTCCCGTCGTTACTGGCGCTCTTCGCAACAGCGGAACCGTTCTGCGCCCCGTCATCACTGACGACAGCATTACGGTAACTCTTGGCTTCGGCGGTGACGCCGCACCATACGCCGCAATCGTTCACGAATACCCCAAGAGTTATGGGCAGGGGCGCAACAAGTATCTGTCCATCCCGCTCAACATCAGCGTGAAAGGCATGGCAAATCGGATTGCCAAGGCGCTAGAGCGGAAGATGCGCGGTCGTCCGTAGGGCACCACCATGGGAATGCTGGAGGACTTAGGCGGGTATTTGGACACCCAGTTGCAGACTCTTACGCTGGGCACGAACTTCTTCTACGGACTCATGCCCGAAACCGTGGCGAATGTCGTGGCTATTTACGCAAACGGTGGTGCTCCACCGAACTTCACCATGGGGTCTAACCACCTCCCGCGCTTGGAACGACCCCAACTTCAATCTCTAGTTCGCAACACTTCCTACGCCACTGGCGAATCGCTTGCCATCAGCGTGTACCAAACTCTTACACAGATTACAAATCAGTCAATCAATGGGACGACATACCTTCGGGTTGAGGCACTGTCCATGCCCGCACTGCTTGAGCGTGATGCCAACAAGAGAGCAATCTTTACCTGCAACTTTGATGTCGTTCGTATCCCGACATGACAACTCAAGCCAACCCCTACGGGGAAACGGCGCTACAGGACGAGAAACCTAGGTGTTGGCGGTGTGACAAGTTGCTGGCGGAATCGCTCACGCGACCATGGGTCATACAGTGCAATCGCTGTAAGGCAAAGAACGCTAGAGAATGACTTGCTATTGGGCGACCACACGAGGTATCGTCGCCGCCGACAACTGAATAATGCGTGTCTTAGTGACCTCGGCTTGACTGCCATCGTGCGCCCGTCGCCCCAGTCCTTCCGAAGCACTAGCGCGTATTCGGAGGACGAACGATGGCAACATACAGGCTCTTGACAGGACTGGATTACGGCAAGCCGTCCAAGCGCGCTGAGGCGGGAGAGGTTGTGTCTGACCTGCCGCCTTCTTCTGTCACTTGGCTTCTGGAGCAGAACCTTGTGGAACTGGTGGAAGGCAAGAAGACAGCCAAGGCTCCAGCACCCACGGTTGAAGCGGAACTGGAGTAGCAGTCATGGCATTCGTACACGGCAAGTCAGCCCAAGTCCTGCACAACGAATACGACTTGAGCGCATACTTCAACGACCTTTCGGCATCGCGGTCGGTGGAAACGGCAGAGACAACGGCCTTTGGTTCTTCCGCAAAGACCTACATCGTCGGGCTTTCTGACGGCACCATCAGCCTGAGCGGTATGTTTGACGGCGCCGCTGGAGCGGTGGACGCCGAAATGACCGACATTCTGGGTAGTAACTCTGGAGCAGTCATCACCATTTCCACTGCCGCTTCGTTGGCACTGGGTACAAGAGTCATCTCCGCCACGGGCAAACTGACTTCCTACGAAGTGTCTGCTCCAGTGGGCGATGTTGTGGCGGCGAACGCAGAGTTTCAGGCGGACAGCGGCTTGGGCAACGGCATTTCACTCCACGCCTTGTCAGCAGAAACCGCCACGGGCACTTCTTCTAGTCACGACAACTCTGCCAGCACAGCGAACGGTGGTTTCGGAACACTCCATGTGACCGCGAACACCATGAACAACAACACGGTATTCAAGGTTCAACACTCGTCAGACGGCAGTACTTGGGCAGACCTCGTGACCTTCACGACGGTTGCTACCACTGTCGTCACGGCAGAAAGAGTTACGGTCGCCGCTGGAACGACCGTGAACCGCTATCTGAGGTCGTCTTGGACTGCCTCTGGTGCGGGCAGTATTACATTCCACATCAACTTTGCCAGACGATAGGAGTAACTAATCATGGCATTTGTTCACGGTAAATCAGCAGACTTCAGGCTGGACGACTCATCGGGCACACTGCGCGACTTGTCGTCTTACCTTGATGATGTTTCATTCCCGCGCTCCATTGAGACAGCCGAAACCACGACCTTTGGCTCCACCGCCAAGTCGTACATCGTCGGTCTCACTGACGCGACCATCAGCATTTCGGGGAAGTTTGACGCTACGGCGGACGGCTATCTCGCTGGTGTCGTGGGGCAGTCAGCGACACTCTCGTTCCAGTATGGGCCTGCGGGCAGTACTGCGGGGAATGTCAAGTACACTGGCGAGTGCATTATGACTTCCTACGAAGTTGGCGCCACTGTTGGGGATGCGGTCACTGCCTCGGCAGAACTGCAAGTCACTGGCACCGTCACGCGCGGTACTTATTCCTGATAGTCTGAGTTCCACCTAACCCTACAAATACTGGAGGCATCGTGTCCCTTCGTGACCGAATCCTGCAAGCAGACGACATCAAGAAGCACACTCTCGCTGTTGAAGCGTGGGGTGTGGAGTTGGAGATTCGTACCATGACGGCTGTTGAACGCAGTCGTCTCGTGGGAACTTGCACCAAGCCTGACGGCTCGGTGGACATGGAGAAGATGTACCCGCTTCTTCTGGTTGCCGCCGTGTACGACCCCGACACTGGAGGCAAGGTGTTCACCACAGCAGATGTAGATGCCCTTCAAGAAAAGTCAGCCGCCGCCATTGAGTTGGTCGCTCAGAAAGTCATGGAAGTCTCTGGGATGACTGCCAAGGCGGTAGACCAAGAGGGAAAAGACAACTGAGTGACCCTGAGTATCGCTACTACTTTACGCTTGCCGAGCGGCTTGGCAGGACGGTAGAAGAACTACTCTTTGGCTCTCCTTGCCACACCCCTCTCAAGGCTGATGAACTTGTCGGGTGGGCGGCACACGACAAACTAATGGCATGGGAGCAAGAGAAGGCAAGTAGGCGGAGAAGGTAGTGGCTATTCAGGCTGGACAGGTTGAGGCACAACTTGTTCTGCACGCATCCCAGTTCAACAAAGGGATGACGCAGGCAGGACAGAGCCTAAATCAGTTCGCCCAGAACATCACTGGACTATCTCGCAAGACGAGCGGGTTTCAGAAAAGCCTTACCGTCTTAGGTGTTGCGGCTGGAGCCGCTGGCTTCGCCATCACCAAGTTTGGAAGGCAGGCGTTTGCCGCCGCCGCCGATGTTCAGGAGATGGATGTTGCCATCGGCGCGGTGGGCAAGTCCACGGGGCTTGGTGCAGACAACATCCGTAGAGCGGTCAAGGACATTCGCTCCATGGGTATTGAGTTGAAGGCTTCGCAGGAAATGGCGATGCTCTTCGTGAAGGGCAACATTGAACTATCCAAGGCGTCCAAGGTTGCTCGTGTGGCGCAAGACTTGGCGGTGTTGAGCCAGTCCAACTCCACGGAAACCGCCACAACCCTGACCTACGCCATTCAGACTGGCAACTCAATGCTGTTGAAGAACGCGGGCATCACCAAGTACGCATCGGAAGCGTACGCCTCTTATGCCCGACAGTTGAAGAAGTCCACCAACGACCTGACCGCCACAGAGCGCCAGCAGGCCATTGTGAACATGATTTTGGAAGAGGGTAAGAAGGTTGCGGGTGTGTACGAAGCGTCAATGCAAGAGGCTGGGAAGGTGTTGCGTTCGTTTCCGCGTCTTCTGAACGACATTTCCATTGAGTTTGGTCGCGTAATCACCAAGGGCTTCGGCCCAGTCGTGCTCTCGGCGTACAAGGCGACGGAAGCGTTCTCAAAGATGTTGCGCAGTGGCGGCTCGCTCAATCCAGTTCTGAAGGCCATGCAGAAGGCGTTCTACGACATCGTGACGCCGCTCAAGACCCTGTTTGACGCCATCACCAGCAAGATGCGTATGTTCACGGGCTTCTCCAGCACGATTGACCAGATGGCGGCAAGCGCGGCGAAACTGACTCCAGTAATCGCGGGGGTTGGTTCGGCACTGGCTCTTCTGGCTGGCCGCAACATCCTTCAGGCTCTTCCCGTGGTTGGCAAGTTCGCAAGGCTCATCGGAATGGGCGGGCCGCTGGGCACTGGGCTTGTGTTTCTGATTGGTATGAGTCCGAAGTTGCGCGGCGTGTTCACGAACATGGTCGCCGCTTTGAAGCCAATGGTGCCTGCGTTCATTGAGATAGCCAAGGTTGCCGCCAGCACCATGACCCAGTTGGCAGAACTGGTGGGCAACATCGCCATGGCGCTGGAGGGGCCGCTGGTTGGTGCCGTGTCTGCGGCGGCCTACACCTTCCTCGGCTTGTCCAAGGCAATACTTGAGGTTATCCAGCCAGTCTTGTCGCTGTTGGAGGCGTTCACCGCCAATCAGACTGCCGTTCAAGTGTTTGCCGCCGTATTGACCGCCGTTCTCGTCAAGTCGCTCGTTCTGTCGCGGGTTGCGTCGTTCAACCTCATGGCCGCCATCATCAAGTTGGGGGCAACCTCTCAGACCGTGGTGGGCAAGATGGCAACGCAGTTTGCCACGCTCAAGGCGTTCGGGGTCGGCACATTTTCGGCGCTCAAGTTCACTGCCGTTACTTCGTTCAAGGCCATCGCGCTTCAGGCACGCGCTCTAGCGGTCAGTCTTGCCACTTCGCTGGCCCCTTTGTTGCTCATCACTGCCGCCGTCTATGCCGCTTCTAAGGCGTGGCAGTCATACTCCAAGCGCAAGGAAGAAGTGCGCGAACGAACCAAGGCAGTCACCGAAGTAATCAATGAGCAGATTGCGGCGCTCAACAAGGACACCACGGCTATTGCCGAGTATGTCACCAATGCCAAGACCATCAACGATGTTCTGATTGCCAATGAAGAGAGTGGCGAAGCACTGGAACGGGCCATGGGCATTCTCGGCAAGGGAACGAGTGAAACCGCTGACACTTTGCTTGACCTCAAGAACAGCGCACGCGAATCTATGACGGCGTTGCTCAAGGCAGAGGGCATCAGCGCGGATTATGCCGAAACTTTGGCGCGTATCATTGACGCAGGAAGCCAGTTGAAGAGCGGCACTGCGGCGCGCGCCGACGACGGGCAACTCATGTATTTCACGGAGGCGCAACTGATTGCGGCTAGGGCAGTGAAGACGCTGAATGAAGAGGCGAAGAAGACTGACCTTACTGCCATGTACCAGTCTCTTACTGAGGCGGCTGTGGCCAACAGCAAGTTCGGAATGAAGGCTCTCCAAGCCACTGACGCCATCATCGCGCAAAGAAAAGCCAACGGTGAGTTTGCAGACGACACTGAGGAGGCTAAGGCGCGTCTTGAGGCGCTCGCAACCGAAATGGTGCGGTTACAGGACTTGGCCGACCAGTTTGCCGAGCGAACGAAGGACAGCGGCGCCAAGAACTTCGCGGACGCCATTGAGGAGTTGCAAGTGCAACTCAAGGATGGCGACATCACCGCAGAGATGTTCAACTCAGAGATGCAGAATGTGGTTGGGTTTATGACTGACGCTTCTGCTGAGAGCATCAAGTTCGCCCAAGAGATTCGTCAGCAGAACAAGGCGTTCGGGGCAACCTTGCAGGCTCTGGAAAAGAGCGGCAAGAGCCAAGAGAAGTTCACCGACTCTGGCTACGCCTTGTACAACCAGATGAGCGAAAACGCCGCCATGATTCTGAACATGGGAGGCAGCGCGACCGATGTAGTGAACATGATGAAGCAACTTGACACTCAGTTCGTGGCTTCTGCGAAGAAGGCTGGTTTCAGCGAAGAGCAGATTGACAAACTGCGCAAGTCGCTCGGCTATCTAGACCAGATTGGATACATTGAGATTGACATCCAACTCAACCTTGATAAGGCAATCGCGGCATTGAGCGCGTTCAAGAAGTACACGACCGCTGACGCATACGAAAGAAGCGGAACTAAGCAGTACTTTGGCACTCTGTTGGAAGACTTGGAGAAAGCCAAGGCCGCCATGAAGGAGAGTGGCAAGGTCGGGAAGAACGCCTTCAATGCCATTCGTGACACGACCAAGGATGCCAGCGGAGAGACGGCAACCTTCGCTGACGCACAGAAGATGCTCGTTGAGAAAATCAAAGACCAGAAGAAGCGAGTTATTGAAGCCAAGAACGCGCTTCGGGACTATGCACGCGAAGCCGCTTCCTCTATGTACAAGGCGGTCGGCTTGTCGTCGGTGTACGACAAGGCGATGGAGAAGGCACAGCGTCGTTTTGACATCACCACCGAGTACAACCAGATAATCGGTGCGCAGAAGTCCATGGTGGACTTGGTGCGTCTCCAGAACCAGTTCGCGGTTGGCGTGGGAGAAGCGGTCGCTTCGGCGCTGTCCTTCAGCGGCGCCGTGTCGGAGCAGCAGCAACTTGCGGCGGATGCCGCCAGTGCCGCAGAAAAACAGGCAGAAGCCGAGGAGAAGTTGGCGGAGGCAACGGAAGAGCGCCAGTCCTTCTTGGACGAAATCGCCAGTCTGGAAGAGCAGATTGCCGCCGCCACGGGGCGTTACACCAAGCGCGTGCTCCGTGATGAACTGGAAAAGGTGCAGGAAGACCTAGCGAAGGCGACCGAGAAGTACGCAGAAGCAGAAGCAGAAGCGGCGCTTGCGGCGGAAGAAACGAACAAGGCTCAAGCCAAGAAAATCACCTTCCTACAGGGGCTAGAGAAGCAGGCGAAGCAGGCGCTGGACTTCTCCAAGGTCGTTGCTGACCTGACCAAGGCGGGCTTGAGCGACGATGCCATGCGGCAGGTCGTCGCCGCTGGTGCAGAAGCGGGCACGACGCTTGGAAAGGAACTACTGGAGGGTGGCACCGACACCATCACGAAGGCCAACAAGTTCGTGAAGACCATCGTGGACGAAGGCCAGAGCATCACCAAGAAGTACGCCCAGACACTGACCGACACACTGCAAGCGGAGATAGACGCGGATGCCGCACAGTACGCCGCGCTTGGCAAGGAGGTCGGTTCGCTTATCAGCACCGAACTGAACGCCCAAGCGTTGAAGGCTCGTGGTTTCGCGGAAAAGGTGCGCCAACTTATCAGCATGGGGTTGCGCGGCACGCAACTAGAAGAGGTGGTAAACGCTGGCGTGGACGCTGGCACCGACATTGCCAATGCGCTCATTCAGTCTGGCGCCAGCACCATTGAACATTCCGTCAGATTGCAGGACGCGCTCAAGATAGAAGCGATGGACTTGGGTGACGCTCTAGTTCCCTACTTTGACCAGACGGGCGTGCTCTTGGCGCAAGCCCTGCTGGACAAGATGGAATACACGCTCAGGAACTTGAAGACCATTCTGGAAGGCAAGACTGGCAAGGAAATCAAGGAGTGGATGGACAACTTTGACTTCCAGATGGAGCAGTGGGCGCGCAGTGTCACTGACAAGATGACGCGCGCCGCTGGTGGCACTCCGCCGCCGCCACAGCCCACATACACACCTCCTGGGGGCACTTCCACTCCTGGGGGCACATTGACGGCAGACCAGAAGAGGGCTGTTGAAGCGCTGGCAAGCCCCAACATTCCGTTCAGCAGTGCTGCTCTGCGCGTTTCTGGCGTGGCCGAAATGAACCGCGCCGCCGCTGGAGCCATTTCTTACGACACGGCGGTGGAACTCATCCGTCGCCGCACGGGGCTTGCGGCTGGCGGCATCGTGACGCGCCCCATGATTTCTGAGATTGGAGAAGCGGGGCCAGAAGCGGTCATTCCTCTGAACCGCTTGGGCAACTTCGGTAGTGCCACCAACTACAACATCACGGTGAATGCTGGAGTTGGTTCCGATGGCACGCAGATTGGCGCAAAGATTGTGGAGTACATCAAGCGCTACGAGAAGTCAAACGGCACACGCTGGCGGTCGTAAGTGACCGCATTAGCCGACTCCTACAAACTGGAGATTGAGTTCCCGACGAGCGCGCTGTTCGGCAACGCCTTCGTTCTGGATAGTTCTGCTCTGAATGGCATTCAGAAACTTGGCGGAAATGTGTACGAGGATGTAACCGCTGATGTGGTGGAAATCACCATCAATCGCGGTCGCTCGCGCCAACTGGACAGTTTTGATAGTGGCACGATGACCTTCTCGTTGCGTAACAACACGCGCAAGTACGACCCAACGAACCAGTCCAGCATTTACTACGGCGGCATTGAGCCGCGTCGTCCAGTGCGGCTTTCAGCAAACAGCACCTATCTCTACTACGGCTGGATTGACGACTGGAGTATTGATTTCTCCATTCCGACCGAATCGCGCGTCATCGCCAGTTGCGTAGATGCCTTCTCTATCTTCGCGTCCATTGAACTGGACGAGTTCGTTTTCACGGCTGGAGAACGCAGTGACCAGCGCATCACCACGGCACTTGCTCTTCCAGAGGTGGGGAACACTGGCATCGCCACATCGTTTGAGCAGGGTGACAGCACCATGGCAGACGACACAGTTGCCTTGGGAACGAGCCTTCTGGACTACATCCAGCGGGTGAACAAGAGTGAGCAGGGGTACTTGTTCGTGAAGGGCGACGGAACTCTTCGTTTCCGCAGTCGCGGCACGGAATACTCTGGCACCATTCCAATCTTTCAGGACACTGTTTCCACATCCAGCACCGAGTTCAAGTACATGGATGTGAAGATTCAGTTCGGCACAGAGTTGCTGTACAACCGCGTGTCAGTTCTCAATGACGGTGAAGAAACACCAGTGATTGTAGACGACACCACAAGTCAGGACAGTTACCTCGTGCGCACACTCACCATTTCTGACTTGATTTTGGAGGACGATACCCAAGCAACCGACATCGCCAACTTTCTACTTGGCAAGTATTCGCGCCCAGAGTTCAGGTTTGAGTCCGTCACCGTGTCGCTGGAGGACATGACCACGGCACAGCAGAACGCATTATTTGCGCTGGAGCCTAACGATTTGGTTGCCGTCAAGCGCACCTACACCACTGGCAGTCCGCTCACCATCCTTAGATACGGGGTTATTGAGGGGGTAATCCACAACATTAGTCTGATTGCTCATTCTGTCACCTTCAACTTGTCTCCTGCCACTGGCAGTCTGCGGCTTGATAATGCGCTGTTCGGAGTGCTAGACAGTAACACGCTAGGCGCATAGGAGAAATCAATGGCTGGTGCAGGCACAAGGCTGTTCGTCGCGGGTGATGTGCTCACTGCCGCGCAGGTAAACACATTTCTCCAAGACCAAGTAATCATGCGGTTCGCCACCACGACGGCGCGAGACAACGCCTTCGGTGGTGCGGGTGAACCAACTCTTGCGGAAGGAATGTTCTGTTACATTGACGCTTCCGACACGCTCCAGTATTACGACGGGTCGGCGTGGCAGAACTTCACCTCGGGTATCGCGGAAACCATCTTTGACGCCAAGGGCGACATCATCGCCGCCTCTGCCGCCGACACCGCCGTCCGTGTCGCGGTCGGGTCAAACAACACGGTACTCATGGCCGATTCAGCACAAGCGGCGGGTCTCAAGTGGGCAAGCGAAGCAACCGCCACATTGACGACCACGGGCGATGTTCTGTACGCCTCCAGTGCGAACACCCTTGCCCGCCTTGGCATCGGCTCAAGCGGACAGGCTCTAGTGGTTTCAGGCGGTATCCCCTCGTGGGGTAATGTCGCATCCTCGGGCGATAGCGACCAAATCACCATCGCCGTACAGGTGTTCAGTTAGGAGCAACAGTGGCAACATTCAGCAAGCAACTCCTGTCGGGGTCTACGGGCGGACGGTTCATCAAGGTCGCCTCCATCACGCAGGGTTCGGGCACGACTATTCATGCGACTGGCACCTCGTCAAGCATCTTGGACGAGATTTGGCTGTACGCCGTGAACTCGTCGGCCAGCAATGTGAAACTGACGGTGGAGTTTGGTGGCACGACTTCGCCCGACGACTCGCTGGAACTGACCATCACCGCCGAAGCGGG